TTTTGATCCAACGAATATGGCCGGTATCTCAGTCCATCGAGTGCCGTCTGCCTTCGTAGGGAAAAACTCCTCGGTGTAAGGCATGTCATCTCGATAAAGCTGCTGGCTATAGCCTTCAGCGCGAAGACGTAACACCCTGTACTGCACATCACTATCGTGCTCAAACTCGTCCTCTGCTACAGAGTAGTTTTCAGCTAATACTATTTTCGTCAGTAGCTTACGGCCATTGACTGCCTCGGTCTTCCAGTTAATCACCTGCTCTGTGTCATATGGCACGACGTTTGCTTTCAGACCTAAAGCTGTGACTTGCTCCCTTGTGAGCCCCTCATCTGCCTGTGGGTAGTCCACTAACAAAAAGGATCTTCCGCATTCAAGAAGATTAGCCAGCTCATCTTTCGCTAGCTGCTCAAGGCTGAGGCCGTCACCTGTAGCGTCATCCATGATGTAATCAAGCCCTGACGGTACATTAATAGATGGCTCTTTTCGGAAGGCTGCACCCACTAAAGCGTTCTTAGTTCTGCCGGTAAAGTTAGTAAACACGGCTCTGGTAATGTATTGCCGGTATCGTAATGTAGCCGTGCCTAGACGCTCATCAAGCGTGTCGGGGTCAGGTACGGGCAGATAGACGTGCTTTTTTTCTTTTACTGCGACTGAGCCTTTAACGGCGTCGCGAGTACGAGCCCATATAGGCTTATATAGCTCATACTTTGGATGCGGGGTGCTTACAGGCATATTGACAGCCTCACAAAATTATCACCGTCTAATCATACGGCAAAACTAAAGCGTACGTTAGACACCGGCCTCATAATTGGCATTTCATAAGCCACAACGTATGTTGTAGCATCATTTTGGTGATCGAATCCAGTTGTTTTATCTGGCTCCCCGTTACGGTAGCTCTGCTGCTCTAGGCACTCTGCTACCCGCCTACACTTGCTTGCATTAATCCACACGCGTCCCTGCTCTAATGCGGAGTTCATCGCCTGCACCCTGTCTCTTACCATTGGGTTTGTGCGCTTTACCCTGACAGCAAAACCAGCCTGCTCTATTAGGGCTATGTCACTGAGGGCGGCATTGGTCGTGTTACGTGCTTTGCCTGCCGCGTCAGGATACATATATATCATGTGGCCGTAATACCTGTTTTGTATGACGTCAATCATGTCACGGGTATCCTTCATGTCGACTAACTCATCTACTGCATGAAGCCCGTCCTCTCTCTGAACGAATACGGTTGCGGCCTGCTGCAAGACGTTAAAGTCACAACCGATAAGCAGAGGCTCTCCGTCCTGTATCTCCTCGTTGCTGTTGTTAGCATCGCGATCATAGCTAGAGTAGACCGTACCGCTGTTTAGGTTTACAAACTCCCCCTCTAGGTAAGCCTGTAACAGATTAGATGAGTAGGTTTCTCTGAGGGTGTCAATGTAGTTCGGCGGCAAGTGCTTTTGGTTAGAGGATGTTGGTGCCTTAATAAGCGCGTAACTAGGGCTCGGGTTCTTCTTCCATTTCTCATACACAAAGCGGAAGCCCTCAGGCGTCGTGCCTACTGATACAGAGTTAATGCCCGTGTCTTTCTTCTGACGATTACGAGCGATGATCTGCTCCCAAGCCCGTTTAGCCTTCTCCATCGGCAGGGTGTCTAGCTCATCGACAGCACTGTCACTCACCTCATAACCAATGATGCGGTCAGGGTTATCAAGGGTACGGAATATAATGCGCTTGCCGTTTACATATAGAGCGTGTTCCCCCCTGTTAATGCGGAAGGGCACTCCGATGCCTGCTAGGATCTCCTCAAAGCGCGGGTAACAAATGTCACGCACTAAACCGTAAGTCGGCATATAGTATGCAAGATCCTTTCCGTCACCGAACACCTTAGCCAGCGTTCTCAGAATAAGCGCATGAGTCTTACCCGAGCCGAAGCCTCCCACAAATGCGGGAAACGGAGCGGGGTGGTTTATAAACTCAGCTTGCGGCTTGCTGGCTGTCGTCTCCAAAATCATCTTCTACAACCCTAAAGCCTTCTATTTTTACAGTGCCCTCAACGACCTGCTGATCTTGCTGGCCTAACCAGTTCTTACCAAGCCATATCATCATTGATGGGTTGCCCTCTAGCGCCGATTGGAATTGACGCCTCCTGAGAGAGATCTTACCGCTCTGTCTTTTTTGTGCGAAACAGTCCGAAAAACTACTGCCTCGTTCACGCTTACATATTGAGTTTAATGTGTCGTAGTCGATTTCAAAGAACGCTGCTATCTCCTCTCCAGTGCATTGGATAGCGCATAGCTTGTCGAAATCATCCCAGCTTATCTCCTTGAGTGGCCTCGCCATTTACTGAGTCCTCATATTGCCTTGCAATTTTAATTTGGTTTTTAGTCACCCAAGCACGCTTGTACTCGACGTCCTCGAACAACTTAGAAAACCCTGTGATGTGCTTAAGTCGTAATAGCTCCTCTGGCTCCATGCCAAGCTCATTGCATATCGCAGCATCCTCCCATCCGTTATCAAGCATCTTAAACACCATGTTGCTCATTCCGGTGACTGAGTGTTTGCCTCTGGCGCGATTATGCCTGACTGTTGATGCCATGCGGTCATTAATTGACTTGTTTAGCACAACAATAGGCAGACGCCCGTGGTTACGATCTCTAATATCCTTATTGTTCTTGCAAGTAAAGTATCTGTGGAACCCATCGATGATGACGTACTTGTCTAGCTCCTCGTCATAAATCGTCACTACTGGCTGCGTGTAACCGTCGTTCTTAATAGACGTGTAGAGCAGCTGCATCTCTTTGTTAGCAACACTGTTGGGGTTGTAGTCATTAGGGCTGACCCTGTCTACTCGCACCCAATGGATCATGTCGACGGGCTGCTCCTTGGTAGGGCTGTTGTTATGCAGAAACTTACGTGCCTCATGCAATGCCTGTATCGGGTCATCGGACGCATTAATGGCGTTAGCTAGCGCTTGTAATTCTGCTTCCATCTGCATTGAATTTGCTCCAGTCAATATAAGGGTTGCTTGCGTTGTTAGAGTGGTATCTGCCTTTCCAGAAGTTACGAAGGCTGTTTATGGTTGGGCTGCGCTCCCAGTTATCAGTCATGACAAACTCATAATCGTTTGCAAGTAAGGACTTAATGTGTACTCGATACATATCGTTCTTTCTGAGCATGTCATCATATTGCTCATCCATCTTTGCAAATCTGGCGTGGAAAGCCTTTTGCTTTTTAGGGTCAGTAATCAGGTTGTCGCATAGATAGTCCCGATACTGCTGCCAGCTATCAAACATAAAGGGTAGGTCTTTCGGGCACTTAAGCATGTCATCCTTAAGGACTGCTGCTGTGTTAGTGCCGTTAAGCCTCTTGGTTACACGACCCCATGTATCAGGCTCTATCTCATGAGCGATAAACAGACTACGGACTGCCGTCTCATGGTTTAGGTTTGATACCCGCATCTCTCGAGTGGGTACGCCATGCTGATAAAAGTAATCATAGACCTCACAGTAAGGCCATTTATTGCTGTGGAGCGCCTTCCATACGTCAGTGTATGACCAGTCATATATCGGATAGAAGGTAAAGTGCTGTCTGCGCTTGTCTAAGGTTTTGCCCCATGTAGCACCTTTGTACGTTTCCGCGCTTGTGAGCGCAGTGTAGCGAGTGGGACTTTCCTCACACCTAACGCCGGCAAGGTAAGCACATGGTTCGTCAGGGTGCCATTGACGGACGAACGCTGCGAACATTTCGTGGAATCGTTTTTCATTAAACGTATTCTCCTTGATGCTGATTGGGTCTCGAGGCCGTATCCAGTCCTCCTCCTTTGACTCATCCCAGCAGTCAAGCCACGGGGTGTCAGGGCTCGTAGCATTACTGATAAGGAATGGGATCTGCATCCATCGGGGGTCTACCCGTGGGTCACGCATGATATCGCCCACGTGATCCACAACCATTTGCCATTCTATCTCTTGATCTAGCCACACGACAGGCAGAGGCAGTCGGCCTTTTTCCTCTGCGACCATCATCGCTAACTGAAATGTGACGTCGCTATCCTTACCGCCTGAACAGCTGACTAAGACGTTATCGAAGTTATCAAACACCCATCGGATGCGTTCTAGTGCCGCGTCAAAAACGTTTTGCTTCAGATATATCTTCAACTAACCGCTCCACCTTTGTGTATTTCTGATACTTATGAGTGACTCTGAAACCATTTTTTAAGAACCACCCAACACTCATGTCAGTGCAAATAGCCTCAAGCTTAGTAGCGCCACTCCCTATAGCTCGATGCATCATCCTACGCTTGCTAGCAGCGTAGAGCCCTTGCCGTCGGTAAATAGGAAATATGTAAGAGTTTTTGAATCTAGCGGTTTTGCCTTGGAACATGATTCCAGTGAATCCCACAAGATCCATACCTCTATAAATAGCGAACAGCTCAGTACTTTTAGCGAATGTCAGACCCGCCCGTTTCATCTCCGTCAGCCAAGGTGACATCTGATGCGGACTGATCGACCTTATCGATACCGTCTTCAATTATTTGCGCCCTGTTGATGAGAATGGTGTTTGGTAGAGGTCTACCCATAGACCAATACTTGTGACCACCATGATATAAATAGATATAAGGCCGTCTGCCGAAATACTCTTTAACGCCATTGTCCCTTATGTACTGCACGACCGCCTCAAACTGCTGCTGATCAGCCCAGTTATGACGCTTCGTGTACTCATGAGGGATCGTCGGCATTGACTTGGCAAACGTGTATCGGGCGTTGTTTAGCAATCGCTCTGCTGTATCTTTGTCCATCATGATCCCGATATCACAAACTCTTCGCCGCAGTGCGGACACATGACGTCAATCTCTTTTACCTCACCACCTAATACGCTCATCTTATCGGCGGTTTTAAGCATATCGTTTTCAGTGACTTCTCTGCTGGCGGTGGTGGGCTGTAGCTCTGGCTCAAAGGTGGCGAGCTTTGTTTCTATGTCAAATCCCGTAAGGGTCAGGTCAAAGTCAAACCCGCGCAGCGAATCAAACTCCATCTGTAACAGCTCTACGCTCCATGAGGATTTTTCAGCGAGGCGATTGTCGGCAATGATATAAGCTGACCTGTCCTCTGGACTAATGGCTCCAGTGTTAATAACCGGCACCTCATCCAGACCCAGCAGCTTAGCCGCTTTAAGCCTGCCGTGACCTGAAATGATGGTCATGGTGTCATCAACTAGGATTGGCGCTTTCCAGCCGAAGTGCTTAATGCTATTAGCGATCTCTTGAACCTGCTCGTCAGAGTGCTTTCTCGGATTCCTAATGTACTCCTTGATATCCGATACCGGCGTATGAACAAGCTCCATGGTCTACCCTTATGATCTCAACTATGTCGCCTTCGTCGGCGTCATCTAAATAGCAAAAAGAGAGCGATCTCAGGACTGCGATGTCCCTGCCGGTCTCTTGGGAAAGTTCGGAGGCCTCCCTGATTGCGGTGAGTATTAACTCCGTCTCAAACTGAGTTGGCCTCCAGAAAAGTGTAACCATAATGATTACCGTGTCAACAAATTAATGTCCACTGAGCTATCTTAACCACCTCATCGAAACGGTTGCGAACAGGAATCATCTCAGTTCTGATCTGATGTCCTTTAGCTCTAAGCTCGCTGATCCTTGCTGGTGCTTCAAGGATACCAAGCTCTGTCCATGAGTTAAGGCGCGTTAATGTGCGCCCGTCCTTTAAGTAATTGAGAATACGGTCTTGCTGGCTCATACAGAAATCGCCTCCTCGTCATATCTCCAGATCTCAACGCTGCCCTCGTTCATGTCCTCGAGGGTTTGGCCTGCTTGTTTAATGCACTCAATAGCACACTCAAACTCAGGTTCTGACATAAACGCTTCGCCGCCATCGCGGCCTATGATTGTGTAACCCCACATAGCTACCTCCATTAGATTATGCGTCGTAGACTGCGATGACTGCCGTGTTAACCCACTCAAAGTAAAGGCCGTTTTTGTCTAGCAAACCATTGAGAGCGGCAGTGCCGTCAGATTCAATAACCTCATTCCAATAGTCAGCCCAGTAGAGCTTGCCTTTGCCTTTGTTATCAAGCCAAGCATTAAGGTGAGTGGTGTCTTCCATGCTTATTTCAAAGTGAGAACCTTGAGTAAAGTTGTCATGCATTAAATAAAGACCGGCGTTCTTGAGTACGTTGTAAGCGTTGCGTGCGTTGCGTTTCATATTACAGTCTCCAAATGAAAAGGGCGCTTACGCGCCCAGTGCCTTTTGCTTAAGATTTGCCCACTCTTCTTCAGAGTAGAAGTCATATGGATGCTCGCAATCTTCTAAAACGATCCATGTCAGGTCATGAGATAGAATCTTTACTACCAGCTTGCCCTTCTTCTGAAGGTTAATGACGATTCCTCGAAGCTGCTTGATAGTGAACTCACACTCCTCCTCAAGCATCTCGAACGTTGATGCGCCCCATTCCATCGTGATGTCATACAGCGCGCTTAGTACCTTAGCTTCATTGTTAGTCATAGTTGCATCTCCCATATGCTTTACTACCCTTAAAGCTTAGGACAACTCTGCAAGCCTGTCAACAATTTTGTTTACCTTGCCGGCGATTTTTTCCTCTAGCTGATCGGGGTAGAGGTAAAATTGAATGAACTCCACATAGTCCTGATCCTCAAAGACCAACTCTTTTTGACCGGAGTCGTTGCGCTTCCAGCACGATATGAACATGCCGTACTTAGTAGAGTTAATCTCATACCAGTACGACAGATCGCCATGCCGATCAGGGCTGACGGTAAGGCAAGCCTTCTCATTCTTGCGAATGAACTGCTCAGGGTTAACGCACTGGTCAAGCAAGTGGGCTGCGCCCTCGGGGTAGCCGTCCCAGTGATGGTAAATGTGGTACGCCTCATAGTTAGGGCGCTTCCAAGTGTAAACTGCTCTAGTTGCCATGTCGGTCTCCTTATTTTGTCTAAACCCAGCCAGCATCAGCGGCCTCTTTGAGGTCACGCTCTGCATCTTCACAACAGCTCTGACACATAAACACGCCGGTTCGCCATCCTATGATGACCTCCCGTACCCATGTATCCTCATCAGGCCAAACGTCCTGCACAAACTTGCCTGTCTGATACTGCTCGAGCTTGTCAGTGTCTACCGTTGCGGAATCCCATGAGTGGCATGTCATGCACTTAACGAAAAGGTTTGCAGCTTCCATTAGAACCCCCTCTTCATTGCAGTGCGTCGGTCATGCAGCCGACCCATTGGGTCTTTGACTGCGACGATGTTGGCAGCTCCGTGATGTAGAGCCGTGTTGAAGAGATTGAAGTCAGAAAGCTTTTTGACCTCTTTGACGTTTTTGTACAGCTCGCCATCGCTGCTCAACACTGTATAGGTAACCTTCCACATAGCTGATCCTCCCATATCATCTAGCTATGTCTAAGCTTAGGATACCCTCCTATGCCTGTCAACATATTTGTTTACATCAATCGCTGTTCTTGTAATTTTATTTGCGCTTTAAGCTCTGTGATGTACTCCAAAAGCTCGTAGCGGTTGAACTTAACGATTTGCCATTTGGTTTGGCTGAGCCACTCAACGTAGTCTGCGCCATACATATCAACCATGTATCGATGGTAGTCATCATGGACTTGTGTAAGGAAGCGATTGCACCTTTTGCATTGAGGGTGAATGTTCTCCTCTCTTAGCTTGTGGTACTTGTAAGTGCGGCTTATGAAGTGTCCGCCATCCATCTCCTTCCAGTGCTGTACCCGTCCGCACGTCACACACTCAGCCAGTCCGTCAGGAGCGGCAGCTTTCATGCGAACCAGCTTTTGCAATAGGACGGCGGCTTGATCTGCAACCTGAGAGGTAGTCTTTGTCTTTTTAGGCATATGATCACTCGGGTCTTTTGGGGAAGGGTACGCTGACGCCTGTGGTCTGAGCAAGGTGTCTGGCTATGACCTCTTGGATCTCGTTTATCTGCTGACGCTTAAGATCGGCGCTAGAAGTTTCAGACGTGATGATTTGCTGCACTGGATCCCACAAATGATCCTTAGCCCTTTCCTTGTTCCAAGGTATCTCGATATGAGGCTTAAGAGTGCGCTTCATGTCAAAGCCGGCCTCATTAAGTGCAGTGGCGATTTGTGACAGCCAAAGCCACATGGCGTTATTTTGCTTTTGAGTGCGCTGCTCATCTTTAGCGCAACGCACCTCAATGGAGTCATGCTCCTCTAATTTTTTTTCGCAATACCTCACATAGAGCATGAGTTGTTGTTTATCTTTAATCGTCCAATGGACGCCGCTATCCCTCGAAGACATGACCGTACTTCTCCATGAACCGTTTACGCATCACGTCACGTTGACCTGCTGGCACCCAGCTTATGTCACAAAGCTCATCGTTAGCGGTCATCTGTTTAGTTGGGGTAGGTCCACCACTAGGCGCATCACTCGGCTTCGCATATGGTGATCTACCGCCTGAATCTTGGGCACGTGATAACCAAGAGTTAATAAAGCGTTTGATACCCTTGCGGGTCTTGCGCTTCTTAGGGTTGGCATCTAACCAGCCGATCATGCCGCGCAATTCTTGCTCGACGTTAACAGCGGGGTATAGCTCAATCCACATGGTGATATCTTTGTCTGGTATCTGGTAGTCAGTACCGTCGTTTAGAGTCATTTGCATATCAGTCTCCCATTGTAAACCTTACTGGTTACAGCATTATCAGAAAATAGAATGACGAGCGTTATGGCGTCGTATCGAATCTGGTCGTCTATCCCGCAGCCTGCTCTCAGCATTGGGGGCGCTTGCACTCACAAGTATCGTCGTCTCCAAGGTTTTCCCATTCCTTGGCCTCGCGCCCGACAGCGTCAACGTTCTTGTCATGCTCGTATAGGAGAGGTATGATTAGCACGTTGAACCCACATCAACATGTTGCCAAAGCACTCCCACAAGCGCAAGCTTGGCTTTGGTACGACCACAACGGAAAGCCCGAGGGTAAAACCTCGGGTTTTTTTATGCCTTATCAAGGTCAATGAACTCACCTACAGGCATATCAAATATGTCGGCAAGGCTCTGCACCGTATGAATCTTGAGATTCTCTGAGTGCTTCCAGCGATGCATCTGCTGTCTAGCCACACCCATTTGGTCGCAAAGATCCTTGGTTGAAACCTTGCGAACCTCCTGTGCGATCCGGATGCATCTGCCGACGTTACACAAGCGTGTTGACATCTTTAGTCCCCTAAAATAGATTGAGTACGTCCGCATAGGGACTCTGTTCATTTAACGTATTGCCCCGCTCCCACGGGGCTTTTTTTTAGAACGGAATGTCATCCTCAGGGAACGTAACGGTTTGTGGTCTGTTGCCAGCGGGTTGCGCACTACTAGCAGCCGCTCGCTTTGCCTCTTCTATGCCATCCTTAGCAATCTTTTCAGCATAAGCCTTAGTGTCTTCATCATATTTGATATATAGCTTACCCTTCTGAGACCTCAACACTTCCCAATAGAGAACCTCATCGGTCTCCTGCTGTAGCAGCTCAAGCATTTCACTCCTGTAAACTTTAAGCTTAGTAATTGCCCAGTCTGGCGATGTGCTAGCTCGAGAAGGCTTCATAGCATTAACAAATTTTGTATCACTCATAACTGTTCCACTCCTTAGATTGGATGTTAGATTCCTTGCCGTCCTGCAAAGACGCTTCTATTGTGCGATCCGCGACATCATCGTCAGGTGCCATTTCATAGCAGTAACTCGTAAACAGAGAGATGCCTGCAAAAACGATCTCTTGCGGCGGTACGCTTTGATGGGCTAAAGCCATAAGAGATATGAGTCCCTCGCGAAAATGATCCGTGGCACATGGCATATCACTCATGACTTGCTCTCCATAATGATCTGCGTGGCTTCTTGGCGAATGCTCTCTGGCAATCGACCCCAAACCATGTTCTTTTCAAACTGCGTGAGGTCTTGAGCGTTCTCCAGTATCTTGGTTACGTCCTTGGCCTCAACGCCTTCCTGTATTGCAGCAGCAATCTCAAACAGCTTGTCATTTGCCAGACCCTCAAGCTCTTTAATGACTCGCTTGAAAGCAGACACCTCACCCTTCGGTGCGCTGTTATAGATATCCA